GGTCTCTACGAAATGTTCCGCAAGGGCGAAATCAAAACGTCCGCCGGAACTGCCGAAGAGATGAACTCGGCGTCTGCTTCCAAGCACGACGACGAAGAGATCCCGTTCTAACGTAAGCCGGTTAAAATGCGCCTGACAGGGGGAGGCGGCGATAGTAGGGCACACACTAGGCTATGGATACCGACAGTTTTTCGACATGGCGGCTCACGTAGAGTCTCGCGGTATTAGAACGGGTTGTGTGTCCACCCCCTGCCCTAACCCAACCATAGGGGAAAGCTATGAACTTGGACGAAAGGTTCATGGCCGCGTTTGAGGGTTTCAAATCGGCACATGGACAGACGATTATTTCAGAGGAGCGCCGCGCCGGGAAACAGAAGGCACAGTCCCGCACAGTCCGCACTCCAATCACACTCGAACTTATTCGCTCACATCTGAACGGCGTGAAGGGGGTTGGTTCTATACCGATTAACGAGGACAACAAGTGTAAGTTTGGTGTCCTCGACATTGATGAATATCCACTAGACCTTGCCGGCATCGACCGGCGCTTGCGCGACCTTGAGATCCCAGCCGTGGTCTGCCGCTCGAAGTCTGGTGGGGCACACATCTACTTCTTCTTCACGGAGTTCATGAGCGCAGGGGAGTTCCGTGACAAGGCTTCGGAGATCGCCGCCTATGTTGGGTATGGGCGGTGTGAAATCTTCCCGAAGCAGGAGCAGGTTCTGCACGAGCGTGGCGACGTTGGTAACTTTATCAACCTGCCATACTTCGATGCGGAGCAAACCCTGCGCCATGCAATCCTCGAGGATGGAAGTGCCGCCACCCTTGAGGAGTTCCTTGACCTTGCTGACAGCCGTGCCATCTCTCCGGAGGCATTCGTGTCGCTTACCTTCGGAGTTGTCGAAGACGAGTTCAAGGAATGGGCGCCCTGCCTGAACTGTATGTTCGGGCAGGGCATTCCCGAGGGCACCCGCAACACGGTGATGTTCGCCGCTGCGGTTGGGTGCAAGAAGGAGCAGCCTGAGACATGGAAGCAACGGCTCGAAGAGATCAACCAGCGGTTCTCTACCCCGCCGCTGCCGGCGTCCGAGATCGTCACGATCCAAAACCAGCATGACAAGAAGGACTACGGATTCCCGTGCGATCAGGAGCCACTGAGGAGCTTCTGCAACAAGACGCTGTGTAAGACCAAGAAGTTCGGTATCGGCGTTACCAGCATGGCTGTGGACGTTACAGGGCTATGTGTTGTGAAGTCCGAACCGCCGGTCTGGTTCTGTGATGTAGGTGGTCGTCGTGTCGAGTTGACAACCGATGATCTGCAAACACCGCAGCGTTTCCAGAAGGCATGCATGGAACAGATTCATGTCATGCCCCCGATGATGAAGATGCAAGACTGGCAGACCATCGTCACCATGCTCATGGAAGACATGAACCACATCGATGTGCCGCACGAACTGACATACAAGGGCCAGTTCAACGAGCTTGTCGAGGCGTATTGTGATGGTCGGGTACAAGCACAGTCGGCGGAAGAGATCGCACTGGGCAAGCCGTTCACGGATGAAGAGGACGGCCTGACATACTTCAAGCTCGAAGCGTTGATGAAGTTCCTGCGGAACCAGAAGTTCGACAGCTACAGCCGGGGCCAGATACAAGAGCGGCTGAAAGAGTTGAACAACGGCGGGCAGGCAAACGGACAGCGGCGGTTCAAGACAACGAAGGGTGACACCATGCCCATGCGTGTGTGGTGGGTGCCTGCCAAGTCTAGCGAGGTCGAGATCCCGGCCATCGATGTGGTTGGAGAGGAGATTCCGTTCTAATGGGCTATGTAGCGTATTTTTGTTGCGACCGATGCAACGATCAATGGAAGGTCTATTACGCTGACATGGCGGCGATGGCCTTGGGCGATGCTTGTCAGAAGTGCACGGCTGATCATCAGTGGGGCACGATAGAGGAAGTGCAGGTTGACACACACTTCTTCGAAGAAGTGGACTCCGCGTAATGCAGACCACGATTTTCGGACCCCCAGGCACGGGCAAGACTACACGGCTGATCAACATCGTTCAGGAAGAACTGGACCGTGGAACGGCGCCCGACAAGATTGCTTTCGTGTCCTTCAGCAAGAAGGCTGCACAGGAAGCACGGGATCGCGCCACGGAGAAGCTGGGCATCAACGAGCAGCAGATGATCTGGTTCCGTACGCTGCACTCCTTCGCGTTCCAGAACCTTGGCCTCAGTGGTCAGAAGGTCATGAAGGGTGCGGACTACAACAAGGTCGGTGAGTTGCTGGGTCTGCCCATGCTCTCGTCTGCTTCTGTCCGCATGGACGACGGTATCTTGTTCTCGGCTGGTCAGTCCAAGGGTGATCAATACCACGGCATACTTCAACTTGCTCGGGTGACTGGCAAGTCAATGGAAGAGATGTTCAACGAAAAGAACACAGACTACAGGCTGCACTTCCAGCAACTGAAAGTCATGGATCAGGTAATCCGTGACTACAAGAAGATGACCGACAAGGTGGACTTCGTGGACATGATCGAACAGTTTGTGATGCAGGGTAACTGTCCGCTGCTCGACGTGCTGATTGTGGATGAAGCTCAAGACTTAGTGCCACTCCAGTGGCGTATGGTGCATGAAGTGATAAAGCCGTGCGCCAAGCGTATATACTTTGCCGGCGACGACGATCAGTGCATCTATTCGTGGATGGGTGTGAACGTCAACGACTTCCTGACTGCATCGGACGACAAGATCATCCTCGATAAATCCTACCGTCTGCCCTCGCAGGTGCATGGGCTGGCGGACAGTGTGGCAAAACGCCTAGCCGTTCGGCAGCAAAAAGTTTGGTCCCCGGTCGAAGAAGGTGGTGCTGTCGTATGGCATCATGATATCCTCGATGTGGACCTGCGAACTGGCGAATGGTTGATTCTTGCCCGCACTAATAACATCGCGAACAAGGTTGCGAACACCCTCAAGGAACAGGGCTACCTGTTCTGGCGCGAGGGGCCAGGCTGGTCCATCTCCCCAAATGTTCTGAACGGCATCGAGGTGTGGTTGCGACTATGCAAAAATCAGTTTGTGTCCCCGGCGGACTTGAAGAGCTTCTCCAAACTTATCCAGTCAACGGTCATCACCAAATCTGGCCGACGCAAACTCACAAACCTCGACCCCGAAGCAACCTACAACCTCACCGATTTACAGAACCTGTGCGAGTTCAGCGCGACTGCCGAGACACCGTGGTACGAAGTGATCCGTGTGTCGGAACAGGAGCGGATCTACATTACTTCTGTACGTCGGATGGGCGAGTCTATCTTGTCGGGCAAGCCGAGGATTCGGATCTCGACGATCCACAAGGCGAAGGGTGGGGAGGCAGACAACGTCCTCCTCCTACTTGAGTCCAGCCCTGTCATAACAAGAGCCGAAGACACCGAAGGTGAGATCCGCACCTTCTATGTGGGCATGACTCGTGCCCGCAAACAGCTTCACCTTGTCGAGTCACACTCTAACCACAGGTTCGAACTATGAAAAACAGAGAACACTTCCTGAAGCAGGCAGAAGAACTGATCAATGGACCGAGGGCCGAAGACTATGGACCGGCGCTCCTGAACCATGAACGGATTGCTACGATCTGGAACGTGCTGCTTCGCAAGAAACTGCTGGACAAGATTACGCCGACCGAAGTGGTTGCCATGATGGTTGGACTGAAGCTGGCCCGTCTTGCCGAGGACATGCACAAGGATGATTCGTGGACCGACATTATAGGCTACGCCGCACTGGGAGGGGAGATTTCAAACGATGAGGGCTGATCTGTTCGACCTCGAAGAGGAGTGGTATCCGCCAGCATCGCTGCCGGACCTGACGAATTGTGACCGAATTGCGATTGACCTTGAAACCTGTGACCCGAACCTGACGACCTTAGGTCCGGGTTGGTGTCGCAATGATGGGTATGTAATCGGCTACGCTGTAGCTGCCGGCGACTTCGTTGGCTACTTCCCGGTACGTCACCAAGGTGGCGGCAACATGCCGGAGAAGACTGTGGTCAACTGGTTGAAGAAGCAGCTTGCCACGCCGCATATCGAGAAGATCATGCACAACGCCATGTACGATCTGGGCTGGCTGCGCTGGGCCGGCATCGAGGTGCAGGGCAAGGTCATCGACACCATGGTGGCGGCACCGCTGCTGAACGAGAACCGCCGCTGGTACAACCTGAACAGTCTAGCAGGTGAGTACCTCGGTGAATGGAAGAACGAGAAGATGCTGAAGGCTGCGGCATCGATGTACGGTGTCGATCCGAAGGGGGAGATGTGGAAGCTACACGCCTCGTTCGTAGGTAAGTATGCGGAGCAAGACGCTGCTGTTACGCTGCGCCTGTGGGACCGGCTGCGGGCTGACATCGACAAGGACGAAGTCAACAGCATCTTCGAGTTGGAAACAGCACTGCTTCCGTTGATGCTCGACATGAAGTCGAAAGGTGTGCGTGTCGATGTGGACAAGGCACACGATGTGCAAAAGGAACTGAAGCGCCGTGAGGATGTGTTACTTAAAGAAGTAAAGGAAGAGACCGGCGTCCTTGTGGAGCCGTGGGCCGCTGCATCCATAGCAAAGGCGTTCGACGCCCTTGGGTTGAACTACAACAGGACAGAAAAGTCGAATGCGCCAGCCTTTACAAAAGCATTTCTTGCGAACCACACTCACCCGGTGGCGCAGAAGATTGTACGCCTGCGCGAATTTAACAAGGCCAACACGACCTTCATTGAAACAATTCTTGAACATTCTCATAACGGTCGTATCCATTGTGATTTTCACCCTCTTCGTTCAGATGAAGGGGGCACAGTCACCGGACGATTTTCTTCGTCCAACCCCAACCTCCAACAAATCCCGGCCCGTGACCCCGAAATCAAAAAGATGATCCGGGGTCTCTTCATCCCGGAGGATGGAGAGAAGTGGGGCAGCTTTGACTACGCATCACAGGAGCCACGGTGGCTGGCACACTATTGCGCCACGCTGACCGGCGCCCGGCGGGATCCACAGATTGATGATGTGGTGCGAATGTACCACGAAGGCAATGCTGACTTCCACCAAATGGTGGCAGACATGGCAGGTGTGTCACGCAAGGAAGCCAAGACTGTGAACCTTGGCATCATGTACGGCATGGGCCGGAAGAAGCTGGCCGGCACCCTCGACATCACCGAGGAGGACGCCAAGGGACTGTTGCACAGGTATCACGACAAGGTGCCGTTCGTGAAAGGCATGGCCGATCTGGCGATGAACCAAGCGATGGACAAGGGTGTGATCCGAACATGGCTTGGCCGAAAGTGTCGCTTCGATACATGGGAGCCGAAGGCGTTCGGGTATAACCGTGCGCTGCCCCTCGAAGAGGCAGTGAAGGAGTACGGAGGCCGGGGCATGATCCGTCGTGCGTTCACCTACAAGGCGTTGAACCGACTGATTCAAGGGTCAAGTGCGGATCAGACCAAGAAGGCGATGGTGACGTGTTATGAAGAAGGACTGGTGCCAATGTTAACTGTGCATGACGAATTGTGTTTTAGCGTGAACTCTCGTGAACAATCCGAGAAAATTGTCGATATCATGAAGAATTGTGTACCAGACTTGAAGGTGCCGTTCGATGTGGACGCCGAGCTTGGCGACAACTGGGGTGAGGTGGGGTAGGATTCATGAGGCTGTGGGAAAAACTTTTTGAATATGACGACGAAGCGGGTGTCCTACTCTGGAAGGAAGGGTTACGAAGAGGAAAAAGGGCTGGCAGTTTGAGGGACAGCCAATGGTCGAGGCGCCAAGTGAGGTACACAAGTGAGGACAAAAAAACAAAGTATGTGTGGTATGAGCACCGAATCATTTGGTCGCTGGTTCACGGTGATATCCCCGAAGGGTATGTAATCGATCACATCGATGGAGATGGGTGCAACAACCGCATCGAGAACCTTCGGTGTGTTACGCCACAAATAAATTCTAGAAATAGAAAACTTCCTAGCACCAATACTTCCGGTGTCATGGGTGTGAACTGGGTAAAAAAGAAGCGTAGGTGGAGAGCCTACATCTATCATGCAGGCAAGTTCACAGAACTCGGAACGTACAAGACATTCAAAGAAGCGGTGGCCGCTAGGAAGGCCGCAGAAAAAGTGTTGGGGTATATATCGAGATGAATATCAAATGTTTTGGCTGCGGCGGTGATGTAATCTGGGGCGGCGACCACGATGTCGAAGACGATCAGGACTACTTCATCGTCTCGAATCTACACTGCAAGGACTGCGGTGTGTTCTACCTTATGTATCACCCAACTCCTGAATCCGATGAGCCAGTCGCATCGCCCGATTCGGAGTCTGTTTAGCCCACCTCGAGTCCAACATCTGGCGACTGGCCTCGGCCCAGTCCCGATTATCGACCGCTGCTTTCATTTTTCGGAACTTCGAGAGCCGTGGCCGACCGAGTTGGAAGCACATGTTCGCAATGCATAATTGTGCCTCTTCAGGTAAGTCATTGAAATCGCTGTACAATAATTCGCAATCTCGTACAGTTCGTTGAATGTCCTCGTAGAATAGTTCATCGACGTGCTCCTGAGAGACCGTAGTGCCTACTTCGAAGCCGTAAAGTTCGTCATCTTCGGTAATTAGGTGCCCGATACCCACGGTTTTGTATCCGAGATGGTCGAGATAGATCTCGAGCTTGCATCCTTCGTCGATGGCAAGCTCGTGTTGAAGCTGTTCTAAATTCATTGTCACCCCCTACATGCAGAGATCTTCATACCGGGTGGTATGAAGACGGTGCTGACTCATGTCGCCCGTGTTCTGTGTGCGTAGTAAGTGTAGCAGCCAGCGAAACATTATCCAGCCCCTCGCAGTCGTTCAAACAACTCCCTGGTCCGTGGATCCTGGATCGTGGATTGCGTGGCTTGATTCGTCATAGGTTGTACGGGAGCCGTCGGAATTGAAGCGTCAACGACGGCTCCCGTATCCACGGGCGCCGGTGGAGGAGTCGTCGCCGTGGAGGTTTGTGTTTCTGACGATGGCATTTCAATCCGGAACACCGGACGCTTGCGCTCTTCAACGCCTTCCGCAGTCAGTGGCCTGCGCTGATAGTCACGCTTGATCAGGTTCAATTCGCGCTGCAAACCTCGACGGTCAAACTGACGGCCTACGCTACGGTAGAACGCAGTGATGTCGTTCATGATATCGCTGTCGATGTTCACCGGATCAAAGCGGCCAGCAAGAATCTTTTTGTATCCGGAGAAGCCAAACTCTTTCGCAGCCCGACGGATCTCTCTCTCGTCCATGCCGAGCTTCTTCATGTTCTGAATCAGCTTGAAGCCGCGATTGTACACCTTGAACTTACGCTCGTTTTCCTGACGATAGTTCTCGATGATGACGGATGGATCCTCGACGGTACGACCAAACGCACGAAGCTGACGGTTGAAGTTTCTCTGTGCCTGCACGGCAGATTCGTTGTGCGCGTATGTCCGGTAACGGAACGATGACTCCGGGGTAACCTTCTGTTCGCCGATGCCAGTGAAGTAGCGAAGAATCTCTTCTTCAAGCTGGCGAACATTACCACGTTTGTCGAGACCTTCTGGCCCAAGCAGCGCGGCCCCAAGACGCCCCGGCACGATGAACTCAACGTCACCGGTGGTTGGCGAGACCTGCGCGATGCTTGCAAAGTCGGTGATGATCGTCGGCTGGAATGCCTCGAAGATGTGCGTCATAGACTTGAAGCCCACCTCACCCGGAGTATCCTCCGGGTTCCACACCTTGTTACCTGTCTTGGTAACACCGCCACGTGCTGTGACATCCAACAGACGCTCGAAGATAATCGACTCTTCGGCGAAGGGCGAGGCGACCTCTGACAGGAACTGCCCCATCGCATTTAGCGTTATGCTGCTGGCATCGAGGTCAAGCTCCTTGCCGTCGTTGATCGCATTGATTACACCCATGACCGGACGACGCAGATAGTCATACGGGTTGGTGAAGCTGTAGTCCACGTAACCTGTGATGTTGCCATCCTTGTCCACAGAAGTCGGAACAAGTGTACTGTTTTTGCTCCACGGAGGTGCAATCTCACGTAGTGCGTCAAGCGTATCTCGTGACAGATCGTTTAGATACAGCGCGGTTTCTTGCACAGCCGGACCGGCCACCATCGTGGTTGCAGCGAATCCGTTGAGCCGCCGCTTACCAATGTCCCGCATACTGCGGCCCTGCTGCATCAGTGCTTGATCGCCCGCAGCCCGCCCCTCTTGGATCATCCGCGCACCCATCTGCACTTCGTCGATGGCACGGTTCAAAGTGTTGAAGGACGTGCGAACAATCTCGGCAGGAAACGCGATGAAGTTACCAACAGGCAGACGGCGCAACCCTTCGATGAACTGCGGCACCCGCTCGTAGTTTGGCACGGTGTTCTTCACAATGTCGGCAGCGTATGCGTTAAGACTCTTCGCACCCTGTGCCCGAGCGAAATCTTCTGCGGCGGCAACGTCTCCGCCAAACGCATTGACCAGCTTGCTACGCTCGAAGTCAAAGTTGTAGATCTTCCAGATGTCGTCCCCACCCTGATACAGATCCCTGGCGCGTTTATCGATAGATCCCAAGAACTGACCGGCGCGGCCTCGTGACTTCTTCTGTCCGAGGTTAACACCAAACTGATCGACCTCGTCGGTGGACAAACGAGACAGGCCATCCTCGATAGTTCTTTCAAGTTCGCGAAGCTGTGCTTGCGTACCCACAACGCCAAGTTCCTGCAACTCACGGAAGAATGCTGCCCGATCCTCGGGCGAAGATTTGCGGATGTTTTCCAGAACAAGCGAAACGGACTCGAACACATTCGCGCCCCGGCCCACGTTACCCTGTGCCGCAGCGAAAAGCGCCGCCGAGGTGACGTTACGAATCTGCGTCATCGGGCTGTAGACAGTCTTAACCTTTTGAGTGAAACCCTTGCCGAGCAGGAAGGCACTCATCGCCATGTTCGACAGCGGGCTAAACTGTTTTGTGTTCCGAGTAAGGTCATTGTATACGGGCTTGCGGGCGAAAGTTCGTACTTCGTTGCCTGCTTCCTTGCCGGCGGAAGTCAATGAACCGAACCCACTGTCTACTAATTCAATATATTCTGCCCTGTTGGCAAGAGACAAACTTTCGTACACGTTACCGTCGATGATGTCGTCACCACCAACACGAGCACCGTCGATGATTTGCCCCCGGCCCTGCCGCAGGAATCCGTAGAAATCATCGAGCGCCACAGTTTCCGCAAGATCTCCCACCGTCCGAACGTAGGCTTCGACAGGATCTGTGACTTCGCCAAGCAGCTTCTTCAGCACGTCCTCTTCGAGGCGGCGCTGACGGAACATGTCTCGGCTCATCTTCTGCTTCGCAGTCCGGGACAACGTCTCGCTGTTGTCAAGGAAGCCGACACGAGTACGATAGCGGTTCACAAATGTGTCAACCACATCGTTGATCACGCGCTGTGTCACGGGTGCGTCGGCGGCAAGCTGGTTGCCAAGGTCTGCTTCGCTGACAATCTTGTTGTACAGGTTTCGTGCAGTGTTGGGGTTCTGCTGCAAGAACGCGATAACCTCACGGCGATTTTGCACGTACTCGTCCGAACGGAAGTACGCATCTGGGTCGTCGAACACGCGATACTTGCGGCGGAGATACTTGCCAAAGTTTTCTGTAATCTCGTCCCGCACCAACTGCGATACGTTCTGTGTGCCGTAGTCACTGTTGACGATACGAGCGGACAAGTCGTCAATCTGCTGGCGCATCTTCAAGACAGACGCACGGGCAAACTCTGGAATAGCTTCGATCAAGTGGTCGGCGTTGTTCGGATCAAAGGCTTCACCTGTTCGCGCTGCCCGCCGGATTGCGGCCCTGCGAACCTCGGCACTATTCAGGAAGTTTGCATCCTTGGTCAGGAATCCGTAGATCGAGTTCATAACTTCAACGCGGCTAAGTTCTCCGAACCCTTGCAGGTTTACGGTGTCCGCACCCTTGAAGATCTTGTTTGTCTCTTTTTCAAGCTGCCGGATCGTGTACGCTGCGTTGTTGGCCTGCGAGTCGATGAAACCCTGGATCGCGGACCGGCGTTCAGCAGCCTCGGTCGTAAGATTACCACGGAAGCGAAGGCGGGCTTTGACCCCCTCGTATACATCCGAGATCGTTGTATCCGGATCCGTGGCCGCACGACGGGTGATCGCACGTGGCACCGTCATGTTACCAATGTATTGCGCTGCCGCACTGTTGCCTGTCGCTTCGGCAATCTTTTGCAGTGCACCACGAGTTCCTGATGCTACCGGTGCCAGAACCTCGCCGGTCAACATTAGTCCGGGTTTTGCAACCAGTGCTGTCGTGCTGAGTAGATAGGGAAATGTCGCTGCCAGTGCACCGGCTTCTGCGCCGAGTCGGATCTTGTTACGAAACCTGCGGCCAGCTTCGAGTCTGCCGCTAAGACCAACATCCTTCTCGGTCATTGTCGGCCCACCGTCAACGAAATCACCGATGGTGGTGACACCGTCGTCAGCGACGGCTGCGTCTACAAGCAGCGCGGCCCCGGCTTGCTGTGCCCGCAGC